CTGCCGGCGCACACCTATGGCCTGGGGGTGGCGCTTGAGAAGCTGAAGGTGCCGCCCAACATCACCGTAATCTGCCTAGGTAAAAGCACCTACGCACGATTGGGGATCATTGCGAACATGACGCCAGCCGAAGCCAGTTGGGAGGGCCACCTCACTCTGGAGTTCAGCAACTCATCCGGGGCTGACTGCCGCATCTACGCGGAGGAGGGCATCTGCCAGCTGCTGTTTTTCGAGGGGGATCCCTGCGAGACGACCTACGCCGATCGAGCGGGGAAATATCAGGGGCAACCTGAGCGGGTGGTGGAGGCAAGGGTATGAGCGACCATGATCCGACCGGCCGCAACCAGCACGAACCTGGCGCCAAGCTTGATGCACTAAAACCTCGCCCGGCCCTGGTTCTTGGCGGCTTCAGCCGTGCCCTGGCGGCCGTCACTCACGTCGGCACTTATGGGGCAATCAAGTACAGCCCCAATGGCTGGCGCACCGTGCCTGATGGCGTAAAGCGTTATTCAGAGGCGATGATGCGCCATTGGCTGGACGAAACCCAGGGGGTCGAGTGCGATGCCGAGAGCAACATGTTGCACGCTGCGCATCTGGCATGGAATGCCCTGGCTCGCCTGGAATTGATGCTGCAGGAAATGGAGAGTAGGACGTGATCACCCCAACCCTTGCAGCACCTCCCTGGCCCACTGCTGGTGTTCATCGCTCGGAGGCTGCAGGGGGCGAGCATCACGGGCCAGGACGAGCTCCACCTCCAGGCACCGCACCCGGCCCAGCAGAGCATCGATCAATGCCTTCTGGCCATAGGCCTGCACAATCAAACTGTCAGTCAGGATGCTCAAGTCGTCCCGGCACAAATGGGCAGCGTCCCGACGATCCAGGGCCCTGCTCAGCTGCTTTTCTAGGCTGAGCGTCGGCACCATCCAACTATTCGAGGTCGAAGTCATGGCGAATCAGGAATTGCAGTTGAGGGTAGGAAAAGATGCAGAGGGTGGGGGCTGCTGGGAGATCAGGATTGATGGAATCCTGCACCAAAACCGATCTCAGGCCCCCCTGCGTGCCCTGATCGAGCAGCGCCGCGCCCAGCAATCGCACAACCCCTTGGCACGGTGGCCCCAGTTGGAACCAATCGAGGGGCTGGACGAGGACGCCGTCGCGGGGCAGCCTGGCTGGGCTGGCATGGCGCAGGATGAAAGGGGCTGGCGGGAAGGTTAGCGATCTTGGAACACCCCCACATAGACGGTCCCTTTCATGGTCAAGGGCAACACCTTGTCTCGCAGATCAATGTTGTGAACCCGCACGCAACCCAGGGTTGGATGCAGCCGCTGTCTAGCCGCCCAGGCCCCAGGCCACCCGCACGCCGAACCGCCACCGTGCAACATGATCCCCGCCCTGGCGTTGACGGCCTCCTGCCCCTCCATTTCCACCAGGTCGAACGAGTACCAGCCATAGCTCATTGCGGTATCCGACCGAGGCGGATTGCGGTTTTGATCGTAGTCCCGGTAAATCTGCCCGATCCGGTACAGCCCCGGTGGGGTGTCGCTATTGCGGTTGCGCCAATCAGAGCCGCCAACGCCACGGGCCAGGCATGGGACCGTCCATAGGAATTTCCCGGTGTGGTCGTAGGCCTCCATGTCTGCGTCACGGTCATTGACCAGCAGGTAGGAGTCACCGGCCTGGACCGGTGCCAGGATTTTGGGGCCGGCCATCCCGGCCTCTTCGCTGCCGCGAGGGTCCAGTGGTTTGACGGTAAGCGATGGGGCCATGACCAGCGGGATTAAGCTGCTGTCAAGATCCTAGGCCTGATTTCGCGTGCCATCGTTCACCTACGCCAATGTCTACCTAAATTCCATCGCAACCCCAGCAGCCCCGCTGACTGGCACATGGTACGGGCAATTAATGGGGCCTGGGTTTGTGTTTGACCCTGACACCATGGACACGCGGGCATCGGTAACCAACGGCGAAATCACCCCGGTAGGCAGCTACACAGCAGGCGGCAAAGCGCTTGCCGTGACCATTGCCACGGCGGGCGCGATCGTCACAACGGCCATCGCCCAGACGCAATGGAACGACGCCAACATTACGGGCGCTCAAGGTATGCTGATTTATTATCGCCCTACAGGTTCAATACCATCTGAACAATACATACTAGGATGGAACAATTTTGGGTCGCCGCAAAATCACGTAGGCGGAATTTTCAGGGTTGAGGCTGTGAGCTTTGACGCGGCTTTCCTAGGGGGCGGTGCGCACACAGTCCCAACCGCAACCCTCACAGCGATTTTTAATGAACAGCTCATACTTTCTACTGCCACGGTTTACGCGATGCTTTTGACGGCAAGCTATACGCCAAACGTAGCGCATTCCTCTAGGTCAAGCCTGACAGCTTTTGAGGTGTCAGCCGCTGGCTACACTGCTGGGGGTATCGTGTGCCCGCTGACTATCAATCGTGATGACACAGCAAACAAAACAATCGTTAAATTTAATGGGCCAATCTTTCCAGCCGCTACATATACAGCCCAGTACGTTGCATTTTACCAGCGGCTTGGTGGTGCTTCCAGTGCTGATCGAGTGATTTTAATAATGAATTTTGGGGCCCCATACTCCTCAGGCGGTAACGTGTTTGCCGTTGGGGATAACACCATAGAAATTTCTGCACTGGCTTCTTGATGAATTTTCCTGCATCCCTGTCCCTTATCGGTAGGCCGCACACCCTCGGGGGATTCAGCATCGCCGATGAATTTGACCGGCGGTTCCGGACGGGCAATGCCATCCGGGGCCAAACCCTGGAGCTGCCGTTGCCGTTGTTAAGCCCTGCGCAGTTCGATGATCTCCAGGAGCACTGGCGCACGGTGGGGTTGCTGTCACCCTGGAGCCTGCCGGCTGCCGCATGGGTGGGCCGGACCTCCCCGCTGCCGGTGACTTTGTGGCGCTATGCGTCGGCGCCCAGGTGGAGCCTACGACCTGGGGGGCTGTGGCTGGTGACTGGGGTGTCGGTGGTCGCCGTGCAATGATCAAAAAATCGGCAGCGGTCCGGCAGGAACGACATGGGGCCTGGCTGCTAGCGTTACCTGGAAATCATTCATATAACCATGGAAGCCGGAAACCCCAATACTGAAACCGTAAGTACCAGCGTAAAGACCAATATCAATAAACCCTTGTGAAAAATTATCAGGCCAGTCTCTACCCGGCTCTGCTAGCACTGGATCGTAGGAGAGAATGCCGTCTGCGGTTGTGCCAATGGATGTTCGCACCGCCCCATTGGTGCGAGTTTGCTGGAAGAAATACCAAGTGTTATCAAAGACATTAGATAATGATTCATTAATGGTAGCATTATCCTTCTGAATTTGAACGCTGCTTTGATTGTTTATTACATTATACAGCCCAGCACGCAATCCGCTAGTTGTTCCGCTGACATTGGCAAATTCAAACAAGCCATTGTTTGTAACACCAATTGATCGGAACCAAAAACGAATTGTATAATCACTTGTATTTATGCTTCTTGATAATGCAACTGCAAGCCAATCGGTATCGCCATCAAAATAAGCACTACCATTGCCCCATTTGCCTTGAGCGGTACTGATTTTTGTGTTGCCTTGTGGGGTTGCGGTCGAGCCTGTTTCGCTAACATCGAAAAATGTTGAACTGTTATTTTCGCCAGTCATTGGCAAATGCAAAATAACAGAACCGTATAAAGGATCATTAAGCGGTGTAGAAAGAACACCCGCTGCCGTTGGCCTGAGCACCAAAAACGAGCGATCCCCTGGGGGTGTCGTCACGACCCCGGCCGCTGTGGGTGTCAGCCGGATAGTCGAGGTAGCCCCCGGGGGCCCAGCTGGCAGTGCCCTGGCGGGATAGGCTCGCAGCACGATGCGGGATGTGGCGCTCGGCACCAGGGCCACCCGCGCCCGCACTGCCCGAAAAGCACAGGTCAGGAAATACAGCTCGGAGCCCGCAACCGATCGAATGTCTTCCTGTTGAGGGGCACTCGCGTAGACCCAGGCGTAGCCAGACTGCGACAGCGCCGGGGCCAGGGTGATGGCATCGAACGCAAACGGCCGGCCCTGCTGGCTGGCCTGGTGTGCGCGCACGCTGTTGACCTCGGCCTCGGTGAGGTTTTGAAACGGCAGGGTCAACAGATCGCCGGTGGCCATCGTGTCTGCCGTAGTGGTAACGCTGCTGCCGTCATAGCCCTGAACCACCGTCGCAGGGATTGCGCCGGGGGTGATGATGGCGTCGGCTGGGATCAGAGCGGGAAAGTTGGCCATTATATCTAGCTAGGGCTTAGTGATTGGGTTAGCCATTTATACACCCACCCATTTACGCCACCTACAAAATCGGACTTAAAGTAATCGTTTGCAACAGCCAAGCTCCCGTCTGCATTGAAAACACTAACCACAAGATAGCTGATTCCGTTGTCGTCTTGGGTTATATTGGTTACTCTTGCTGTCTGGCCAGGGGTGATGAAAATATCCCGTTGCTCGATTCGAACCTCTGAAAAGCCGCTCAGGTCCAACCCGCCCCACGCGCTTTCGTTTATCCGTCCAAGACCAACAATGAGCGTATATTTTGTGAAGTCTGCCGGGGGTTGAGGTGGCAACGGCGGATCTGCCGGGCCGTCAGGCGTGCTGGGGTAGGTCGGGACGCCTGGGGGCTCAACAGGGCCAGTCGGTGGCAGCGGAGCAAGGGCGCCACCACCACCGCCACCACCGCCACCCGTGGGCCCAGCTGGAGAAACCGGGGATGGCCCGCTGCGCCAACCGCCGTCCACAAATTCGCCCTGGCCCGGCCGGCGCCCGTACCGCCCGTAAAACCAGACCTCATCATCTGTCCAGGCGTCAGCATCCTCGGGGGGGATCGAGCAATCGGTGGCCCTGCTGGGGTCTGCATCGCAGGAGGGGGCGGAATCCCCTGATGGCCAGATGCCGCCGTGAGCAGTGACCGACGCAACATCGAGGGCCACCAGCGACCGATGCAATGCGTCAACCGGGCATTGCTCCAGGGCCAGTTTCAGCTGACCATCTCGGCTGATACTGGTGCTGGTGATCCAGTACCACTCGCGCAGCTGATCAGTCGTTCCGGCCTCCAGATCAGTGCGATCCAGCTGCAATGCAATCAACTCACCTTCGCCCAGGGTGGAATTCCAATAGCCAGGCTTGATGGCTACAGATGCTGTGTGGGTGATGTATCGGCGCTTTGCCTGGCGAAACCGCATCGCCCTAGCCGCATGAATCTCGGTGGTGACGGATTGGGTTAAATCGTGTTCTTCTGTTGGCGCAGTATCTGGGGTGTCGCTGTAGCTTACTGACGTGGTTCGGATCATTCGATCCAGTCCCGCGCCTCCCTGTTGCCGCCATGCCGCTAGCGCCACATAAGGCCTCCTAGCCTCGGGACCCACACCCTGAAATGTGTAGCTGCCATCAACAATCGATTCGTTGTTGAAAACCCATTCAGGCTCCAGCGGGCCAACGTCAATCGCGCCCGATGGCGTAACGGGCAGCTCGGACCATGTAATAGGGCCCAATCTTGCTCATCAAATCGCTAATACTGGTTGGGCCAGATAGCTCGCCATTCCAAAACAGCCCATTAACATCCATGAATCGAGCTGCTGTAGTTAGTGATTCTCGATCAATCTGCACATCTGAAGTGTGGCCATCATTGTTCAAAAGGAATAAGTATAAATCAGCCAGGTTATTAGAGCTGCCGTAAGTGTTATCCAGTAGCCTGGTTGTTTCGACGCCATTGCGAATGAATAGATGAATCTGCCGCTTCCAGTGGCCACGGTCTGGCAGGCCGACGCCGTTTTCGTCAAAGCCGTTGAAATATGTAGCAGCAAAACTAAAGGTCGTTAGGTCTTTATATGTTCCAATTGTTCCGCATTGCGTGGGTGCTTCGACCTTATTAGCTATCAACTGAGCACCGTCATAAACATCGACCAGGAAATTGCCGGGGGTCCACCTGCCCGCGGGCTTGCCGTAGGCCTGGGAAAACGCACCGACTCGGCAACGGCCCTGGAAAACGTCGCGCACATGGATGCCTCCCAGCCTTCCCTGGCTGACGACTAACCGGTATTTCGCGGCAACGGCATTGGCGACCGGATCACCGTCGATCTCTGGTGAATCGAACCGGCAGGCGGATGCCCCAGGTGAGACAATCACCCCGCCGATGCCAGCATCCGAGGGGCTGCTGCAGCTGTCGCCGATCCGCCGCGTCCAGACGATAGGGGCCCGTTCGAGCAGCTGCACCGCCCGTTGGGGGGAGTTCCAGTCGCTGGCTGGTTCGACACCGCCGGTGGCCGAGACTTTGGCCGCGCCACCCAAGGCGGCAGGGGGCTTGCTGCCTATGGCGACCGTGGTCCTGCCGTAGCTCGATCCGCCTTTGCTCCTACTGGAAAACGCGATCATTGGGGAAAATCCAGCCTGCAGGGGGTGCCGATGTTCTGCTGCGTCAGGAGCAGCGACGGCACCGAAACCGCAACCGGTGGCGGGGTCTGTTCAGCAGCGATCGCAAACCCCGTCAGCGTGCCCGAGACGGTAACGCTGCCCATCAGGACAGAATCGACCCGCACCAGGCCGCCGGTGATGAACTGGTACTGGACAAGATCGAGCAACCAGCCCTCGGCCTCCGCCTGTCGGGCTAGGGCCAGGGCCGCTGCGGAGTAAGCGCACGCGATCTGCACCGATGAGGCCACCAAGCCCGAATCAAACCCTGGGCAGTTGAACTCCTGATACCGCCAAGCCTGGGGCCCGTCACCGTCGCCGGCATCCCAGGAGCTGAAGGGGGGGGTGTTGACCAGGTCGAGCCGGTGCCAGCGGGCCCGGGCCACGCCGACGGGGTCCATCCATTTGATGGTTTGGGTCCAGAAGTAGGGGCCGCTGGCAGGCATCAGTCCATGCCCAGGGCCTTGCGCCCGTCATAGCTCTGCAGGTGGTCCCAGAGCTGGCCAACACCATCGGCCACCATGGCTTGCGCATCGGCCAGGGATACCGCGTCGGTGCCATCGGGCAGCCGGTAGACGGGGCCGTTGTTGCTGAGGTTGAACACTGGGGCAAAGGTGCCGCCGCTTCGGGGGGCCCCTGCGGAGGCAGCGCCGCCCGTGGCAGCGCGAGGGGCCGACCGCGCCAGGTCAATGATCTGCTCCTGCGGGTGGACCATTGCCAGGTATCCGCCCTGCCCGTCAAGCCCGCCAGACCGGGGGCCGTTGCCGGTGAAGCCGCCGCCGGCAAACTGGGGCACCTGCACCGGTTGGATCATCCCCAACTGCGGACCCCGCACGGCGGCGCTCACCGAATTGGCCGCCTGAATAAGGCGGTTGATCTGCTCAATGAAGGCATTGACCGCCCGCCCTGCCAGGCTGAGGGCCGAATTGATCACCCCCCGCACCGTGCCAACGATCGATTCCCAGGCATCGGTGATGGGCTGCACCAGGCCCACGGCATAGTCCCTCATCCCATCCATAGCCAGGTTCCAAGTTTGCCCCAGGCGTGCAATCAAGCCATTCTCTGACCCGATGATGGTGTCGATGAAGGCCGTCCAGTTCTCGCCCAGATTGGTGAGGATGTTGCTGGCATAGCTGCTGATGCCGTCCATCATTATGTTCCAGCCGCCGCCGATCATTGCGACGAATCCGGTGGTGGGGTTGGCGATCAGATC